AAACAGATTAACAGCACAGAAAATGTTGCATGAAGAAATTGTTGAAGTGTGTTCAAGCATATTAAAAGAATTACACAGCAGAACTTTTCAGTTAAAAGAATTTATAACCTGGGAAAGATTTATACAAGGTGTTTGATATTCGATTAGAGAAGGTCAATGAAGCATATATTCGTGTTACTAGTGAAAGAAATATAGCTCAAGAACTTTCTGACTACTTTACATTTTATGTACCAGGTTATCAATTTACACCTGCATATAAATCACGATATTGGGATGGTAAGATTAGATTATTAGACCTAAGAACCATGTTCATATATCGTGGTCTAATTGCGTATATTGAAAAGTTTTGTGAAGAAAGAAAGTATACTCTTGACATTGATATTGAACTTAGAACTTCTAAGATTTTCTCATTGGTTGAAGCCAAAGAATTTGTTGACACATTAAAGTTGCCACATGAGGTAAGAGATTATCAATTAAATTCGTTTGTTCATGCAATACGAAATAAACGATTGTTGTTGTTATCACCTACAGCATCGGGTAAATCTTTAATACTGTATTGCATCATTCGACATTTGCAAATAGAGAATGAAAGAGGTTTGTTAATTGTTCCAACCACATCTTTGGTTGAACAGATGTATAAAGACTTTCAAGATTATGGTTATGATTCTGAACAATACTGCCATCGTCAATATTCTGGTAAAGAGAAACACACAAACAAGTTTCTAACAATTACTACATGGCAATCAATCTATAAAAACCCACAAGAATACTTTGAACAATTCGATTTTGTAGTTGGTGATGAGGCACATCAATTTAAGGCCAAATCACTTGCAACTATTTTATCTGGTTGTACCAATGCAGGTTATCGTATTGGTTGTACAGGTACACTTGATGGTACACAAACACATAGATTGGTGCTAGAAGGACTATTTGGTCCTGTGTATCAAGCAACCACAACCAAAGAGTTGATGGACAATAAACATCTTGCAGATTTTAAAATTAAATGTTTGATATTAAAATATCCCGAAACTGTATGTAAACAATCTAGAGATTGGGACTACAATACAGAAGTGGATTACATCGTCCTAAATAAAGCAAGAAATGAATTTATTAAAAACCTTGTTTTATCACTTGAAGGCAATACTCTGATATTGTTTCAGTTTGTAGAAAAACATGGTAAAGATTTACATTCGTTGATAAAAGAACATACAAAGAATCGTCATGTATTTTTTGTATATGGAGGAACCGATGTTGAAGTTCGTGAATCAATTCGTGCAATTACTGAAAAAGAAAAAGACGCTATTATTGTGGCTTCTTATGGTACCTTTTCTACTGGCGTTAACATTCGCAACTTACACAATATTGTTTTCGCTTCTCCTTCAAAGTCTAGAATTCGTAATCTCCAATCGATAGGTAGAGGCCTTAGAATTGGTGATAACAAACAAGAGGCAACACTATTTGATATATCTGATGATTTTAGAATAGGCAAACATACCAATTACACCTTGAAACATTTCGTTGAACGTGTTAAAATATATGATGAAGAAAAGTTTAACTACAAGTTTTATAACATAGACCTAACAAATGGATAACGTAAAAATTATAAGACTGCAATCAGGTGAAGACATAATTGCAAACTACAAAGAAGATGATGAATCTGGTATTGTTCATGTCAATAGGCCGATGATTTTGTTTTTCAAAAGACTACCAACAGGTAAGTCTGTGATGATGATGGGACCTTGGTTACCAGTTGAATTGATTAAATCTAATTCTGCCTCTTTATATGTGCAAGATATTTTGACTGTGATATCTCCAAGACAATCATTGATTAAATATTATACTGATGCTGCAAATCAGGCAGAGCTTCTGTTGGGTGAACAGGGTGATGAGATTGAGGAATCATTGAGTCGTTCAATTTCTATTATTGATGACGATGATGACGGTGAAGAAGATGACGATGATGGTTTTGATGTATCGGAGATTGAATCATCTAAAGGTAGAACAATACATTAAAACGGAACACCGCTATGATAACATTATTAAAAATATGTGTCAAGCGTTATTTAAGGTAAATGTAAAAATATATCTTGCTTAATTGATATGAGTATGTTAAAATGAGATTATTATGACTAAAAAACACTATGTAAACAATGCTGACTTCCTTACAGCACTTATTGAATATCGTTCTAACTGCGATATTGCCAAAACAGAAGGTAAGGAAGACCCACGCATACCAAACTATATTGGTGAATGTTTTCTAAAGATTGCAGAACACCTATCTCGCAAGCCAAACTTCATTTCATATTCTTTCCGAGATGAGATGATATCAGATGGTATAGAAAACTGTTTGATGTACTTCCGTAACTTTGACCCCGACAAGTCAAAGAACCCATTTGCATACTTCACCCAAATTATTTACTTTGCCTTTCTCCGCCGTATTATGAAAGAGAAGAAACAACTATATGTTAAGTATAAGGCAACTCAACAATTTGGTATTTTGGATCAAGGTGAGATGTATGAAGATGTTGACGGCAACATGAAACAGTTTGAATTGTATGATAACATCTCCGAATTTATTGAGACCTTTGAAAAAAATCGTGATAATAAAAAGAAGATTAAGGTAAAAGGATTAGAAAAATTTATTGAACCATCTGATTTAGATATACCCAAAGAACTATGAAATTAATTATTTTAGGTGATACTCATTTTGGTATGAGAGGTGATTCTTTAGAGTTTCACAACTATTACAAACGATTCTATCAAGAAGTATTCTTTCCTTACATTGTTGAAAACAATATTACAACCATTTTTCAAATGGGTGATTTGTTTGACCGCAGGAAGTTTATCAACTTCAATACACTATATCTTTCAAGACAATACTTTTTCAATAAAGTAAAGGAACTTGGCCTTCAATTTCATACAATACTTGGCAATCACGACATTTATTATAAGAATGTTCTTGAAGTTAATTCATCACAGATGTTACTTAATGATTATGATAACATTACAGTTTATGATGAACCAAACAAAGTAGTATTTGATGGTGTTGATGTTGATGTGATACCATGGATTTGTTCAGACAATGAAGAACAGATTAAAAAATTTATTGAATCATCAACATCACAAATATGTTTTGGTCATTTTGAAATTGCTGGATTTGAAATGGATAGAGGCAATGTGTGCCATGAAGGGCTTGACAAAAATCTATTAAAGAGATATGATGTAGTCTTGAGTGGCCACTTTCACCATAAATCTTCTGATGGTCAAATTACCTATGTTGGAACACCAGGTGAAATGACATGGTCTGACTACAATGACCCAAGAGGTTTTCATGTATTTGATACCGAAACAAGAGAGATGGAGTTTGTGCAGAATCCATATCGTATGTTTCACAAGATATCATATGATGATACCGTAACTGATTTCGAACATTGGCAAAAATTCAACTACAATGAATTGAAAGATTCTTTTATAAAGGTTGTGGTTTTAAACAAACAAAACCCATATCTATTTGATAATGTAATTGATAATTTATACAAAGCAGGTGTTTCTGATATATCAATTGTAGAAGATTTTACCGAAACATTGATTGAGAATGATGATGAACTGGTAAATCAGGCAGAAGATACAATGACTATTCTTGGAAAGTATATTGATAACTTGACACTCAATGTCGATAATGATAAACTAAAAGCTTTGATGAAAGAAGTCTATGTCGAAGCATTAACAACCGAAACTGAATGATATTATTTCGCAAAATTAGATGGAAGAACTTTCTTTCCACAGGTAACTACTTTACCGAAATTGAATTTGATTCTTCACCTAACACATTAGTTGTGGGTGAGAACGGCGCAGGCAAATCAACTATGTTGGATGCTCTGTGCTTTGTCCTATTTGGCAAGCCATTTCGTTCAGTAAACAAACCACAACTACTTAACTCAATCAACAGTAAAGATTGTGTAGTTGAAATTGAATTTAATGTTGGCAACAAAGCCTATAAAATTATTCGTGGAATTAAACCGAATATTTTTGAAATTTATTGTGATGGTGACCTTATCAACCAAGATGCCGCTGTGCGTGATTACCAAGAATACTTGGAAAAGTTTGTCATCAAATTAAACTATAAATCATTCACTCAAATTGTTATTCTAGGTAGTGCATCGTTTACTCCGTTTATGCAGTTGTCAGCTGCTGATAGACGTTCTATTATTGAAGAACTATTAGACATTCAAATCTTCTCTGCGATGAATAACATCATCAAAGAAAAAATGTCTATCAATAAAGAAACAATGAATGGTAGAAAACACGAGATTGACCTTGCTCAACAGAAACATGATATGCAGAAAAAACATATTGATGAACTGAAACAAAACAACGATGAGAAGGTTAAAGAATACCAAAAAGAAATTGCCAACAATCAAATTGTCATACAAGAACTTACTGCGAATAGTGCCTTGTATCTCACAAAGGTAGGTGAGTATACCAGTGAAGTTGCTGACAAACTTGATACAGAAGCAAAACTTAAAACGATTACAAAATTAGAATCTCAGATTGAAAGTAACCTATCAAAGTACCGAAAAGATATTAACTTCTTTCAACAAAACGATAACTGTCCTACTTGTAGACAGGCTATTGAATTAGGTTTTAAAGAAGAAGAACTCTCATCACTACACACCAAAAGAGGTGATTGTGAACAAGGTTTAAAGAAGCTAGAAAGTAAACTGTTACAGGAACAAACTAAACTGAATCTCATCAATGAGAAACAGAAA